TTACGGTCATGGTTGCCTTCAACCAAGATCTTTTTGCCGTTCAACCGGTTCATGATCTTGCTTGCGTCATATCCACCCATAAATGCCACGTCACCCAAGATGTAGGTTGTGTCTTCTGGACCGATCAACTCGTTCCATTCTTTGATCATTGCCTCAGTCATGTAGGCAACGTCATTGCCAAATCGTGCGCGAGTCACTGGACAGAACTTTGTGATGTTTCTGTGCCCAAAGTGCAAATCGCTTGTTATCCATGTTTTTGTCATATTTGTATTTTACTTGATTATTAGTTAGGTGTCAACTGTGCAGTTTGTTTAAGCAGGATAGCAATGTACTCGCCGGGCTGCTCGGGGTTACCATAACTGTCATGCGACACTTTGTCATAGCATGAACCACAGAAGTAGCCGCTGATGTTATGGTAGTTCTTTAGACTCCAAAACCCGAGGCTAACGCTTGATTTGTATCCACAATTGGTGCAAGTTGCATGAACCATGTTATTCTCCAATGTACTCACGCACCCACTCAAAGCGAGTATCTGCAGGAATCCATTTGACTTGCTCACGGCGTCTGTTTTGCTTGTCAAAGTCAAAGCAGATACAGAACCAACCCCGTTCGTCACTGAAGCCTACGCGGTCAGCATAGCGCACAATTTGAACAATCTTGTCCTTCATTTTTGCTACCATAACCATCATTTAAGACTCCTCTACTTCTGTTGCATAACCTTCTGACTCAAGCTCGTCAACTACTTCTTGCACTTCAGATTCTTCAATTGAACACTCCTCAACGTGGAGCTCGCCTTTCCAGTAACCCTTAACTGTGTAAGTTTTCATGCTAACTCCTTAGTGAGTATTCAATGCAGGCTTGTTACCGTTAATCAATTCACGCTCAACGCTGTGAGCCGGCTTGCGACCACGCACAACATCAACCAACAACACTGCAAACGCTTCTGCACCGTGTTCACGAATGCTTTCGCACAATGCCCAGTCTTTGTTTTCAGTAAGTGCGCGGCGCACATGCTTTTGGAAACGAACTTTAAGGGCTTTGCGAACTTGGTTACCGCAAACAGTAATACCAATGTAGCTTTCATTTGTGTTAGTGTTCACTAACATATAGACAGCATGTTTAGTATCTTGTCTGCGTTTACGGGTAACTGTTGTTTTCTGCATGTATGTATTATAGCAAGAAAACCATTTCGGGTCAACCGAAATTTCTAGTACTTGAGTACTACTTTTACATCAGCGTAGAAGCGTCATTAAGCTCAGAGTTGGCTTTTTCTAAAGCAACATCAACTGCTTGTAATACCGAAGTACTACCATTTGCCTTGACCAAATTTTCCCGGGCTTTTTCCAAGTCCCAAACTGCATTTTGCAGATAATGAATTTGATCACGTTGTTTTTGTGTGTAATCTCGAGCGTTCATTTTGCTTCCTTTGAACTATTGTAACACCAATCCCGTTATGGGTCAATGGATTGTTGGACTAACTGCTAAACTCTCAACGTCATTGACATTGAATACTGCTAACACTTTGTTGACATTTTCCGGCAACTCAAACGGAATTTCATCTGGCAAAAGTATCTGCTTTAGATTTCCGTCTGGTCCAATAATGAACACATAATCATCATCTGCTATGTCTGCGTCAACTACATCAATGTCGTCGTCTTCGGTGTTGCTCATATTATTTAAAAAGAATGAATGCCATAATTACTGCTTGGGTAATAAAGCCCATGCCGTTTGTGATGATGTTTAAACTGTTCTTCAGTAAAATGGCACGGAAGAACAGCAACACTAGACCGCCCCATGCAAACAATACCACATCAAGGCTTGGTGCGCGGTCACTAAGTGCAGTTACCATTGCCAGCAAAGTGGGAATGGTTGCACAGTGAATAATGATAATTGCCAACCACTCTAAGCTGTCTGCTGAAATTTTATGAAAGTGATTTTCGAAGTAACTCACAACAGATGCCTTAACTGCATTGATATCGAATTTTTTCATTTTAGTCCTTGTAGAAAATGTGGTGGCCAATTTGTGTAATTTTTGGCTTGCCCCACTTAGGGTTGACATAGTCTGCGTGATAATACATGGCGTCTTTCATGCCCGGCAAACGGAAATTCTCCAATAGAACTTTCTTTGCCACCTCTTCGCTCTCTTTATAGAGTGCAGGATAGACTACCTTCTTGCCAGCGTTGGGAATACATGCCCAACTGAATTGGCAAATGACTTTTTCGTAGATTATGTTTTTCTGATACACCACACCACAAACGCCGTGACCGAATCGGCCGTTGTCTACGCGATTCATAGTTACTTGTGCTACTGCAACCTTGCCCTCAAATGGCTCAGTTGCTGCTTCGTGATAGATATTGCGAGTTAGGCATTCAAGTTGCTGAGTGCGATCTGCGGTGCTAATAAAGCCCTGTCTATACGCCTCGCTACCTTCCCTCAAGGTGTTAAATTTTGCTGTGGTTACATTCCATACCAGGAATACAACTGCAACTAGTGCTAGAAATTGGACAACATTTCTAGAAAGAGCAATCCAAGAATCTGGTTTGCTGTTTGACGTTTTAAGTGTCATACTTTCTCCTTTGTTTCTGTCTGTTGTTTATATAACCCTATAGGATCAAAGTAAACAACTGCTATAACCCATTAACTGGTACTATTATAGCAATTAGTTTGCCGAAAAGCGAGTAATATGGTAAGTTAACTCACCCGTTTTGGATCTTAGCTAACACTGCCATTGGATCAATTTTGGTTGTGTTAGCGATGCCAGCGGCTGCTGATTTGGCAATGTTTTGCCCTTCTGCTAGTGCTGCTTTGATTGCATCGCCGTACTGGTCGTCAGTGGCCATGCTGCTGAATAGGAAGTTGTATCCTACTTGTTGTTTATCAAGACCCATGTCATGCAACTTGTTTGCAAATCCTAGCAGTGCTGGCGCCGCTGGAACAGTGGCTGCACTTGGTACAAAACCTGCTTTGGATTGATTAGTAGCTTCATTAGTCAACTGAGTTTGACTTGCAGTGATAGAAGTGCTGCTGTCACTGATCAACTTAGCTAATACAGGACTAGTTGCTCCGGTAACTGCTGATTGTGCGGAAACAAAGGCACTTAACGTAGACGGGTTTGATGGATCTGCGATCAGTGCGTTTGCTGCGGACTGTAGCGATTGTCCTTCTGCGGTTGCAAGGATTGCAGTATGTGCGCTCACTAAGGTAGTAAAGCCTTCGGTATGTTTGTAGCCGGCCGCAGTGCCAATGATATCATTGATAGTGGGATTGCCAAATGGTCCACCACCTGAGCCTAATTTGCTGGATAGCGCAGATGAGATGCTAGCAGGCATTGGCGAACTTAGTGCATCTAAATGTTTAAGTGACGGGATTTTAGTTGCTGCTAAACTTGCTGCCATCGCTGCGGCTGTTTTAAATTTGCCACCCATGTTAGTTAGGGCATTGCCGAGACCATCTAAGCTACCACCCGGCAGTGCCGCAAGCTCACTGGCGCTCACAATCTTTTTAGCATTAAGTAGATCAGCTGCTGAAGATATCATAGTGTTAGCTGGCACGATCATTTTTGTTTGACTAATGATCTTTGCTACGTCTAATCCTGTGATCGTTTCCAACACCTGTTTAATAACTTCGGGATTTGCCGAATCCAAATTGGTTGGATCAAGGCCAGCTTCAGACAGTTTGTCCCCTAGTCCGCCCACATCACCAAGGCCTTGCTTTTGCAGGTTCTTCACAAAGCCAGCTGGATCAAACATCTTTTGTGGATTACTAGAATCGAATGCTGAGCCAAATTTAGTTATGGTACTTGACAGTGCTGTGAAGTCTGCTGCTGCGCCATTGGCGCCTGCCATAATGGTACCAACACCGCCAGACACCATCTGACTAAAATTAGAAATGCCAAGACCAAAACTGTCAAAGCTAGCAGATGCTGCGCCAGTTAATGCGCCAGACCAAGTAAAGCTAGTTTGTGCAAAGGTGCTAGCACTATTGAAGTTGCTGATAAACTTTTGCGTGTTTGGGGCGATTGCTGTTGCCGCAGTTCTAATACTGTTGGTAATGCTTGTACCGGTTTCACCACCAGACAAACCTGTGAAGTAACTTGGCATAGTTGGCAATGCAACGTTTGCTCCGTTTAATGCAGAGATGACGTTGGTATACAATGTAACCACTGGGCTGTTGTCAAAATTGGTCAGTGCTGTCAACATCGCACTGCTCACGCCTAAACCCTGGTTATTAGTAAAACCAGTAGCGGCGATCATCATTGTTGGACTAATTCCACTCATAAAAGTATCCTATTATAATACTTATGACCCGATTTCTACGTCGGGACTACCTGCTGCAATGGCATGACCGCAACTGAGATCACTGCCAACAAAGGCAATGCCTTTACCATTGGCAATTACTGTGCTGCTAGCGGTGGTAACTGTTGCTGCTTGGTGCGGAGGATGGGCGCCGCCATATGGAGCGTGGCTGCTGTCTAAGCTACCCTCTAATGCAGCACCTTGCCCGTTGATAATAACATCAGTACTAACGTCGCCTGTGATTTGACCGTCGCTAGTGTCTGCATCATTTAGGCGTGCTGCTGCTGGCATTAGAGAATGATTCCGGGTTTGGCAATTACGTCAACACCTGTTGTGGTCTTGACATAATGCACACGCATTTGTTCCAACGACTCAGCGTGAAACATAACGTGTTGCTTGCTAATGAAAACTTTGCAGTCTTCTTTGGCGCTGAATAAACTCTGCATCAGACCAAGGCCTTGTTGGCTTGGCATGACTGTGCAAGGACTTGCGACCTTCCATCCGTCGTCTGTTGACTCCAGTACCTTGGCAACGACCTCATCGCCGTTGACCATTTTGAAACTCACTACATCACCTGATGCGTATTGTTGACTTACTAGCATGTTATCCTTTTAATGTTGTCCAGAAGGCTTCGTCTTTACCTGCGATGCCTTGGTAGCCACCGGGGATAATTGTTGTGCCTGTAAAAATTTGTGGAACGCTGCGTAGACCCATGTCTAGTAGGTGTTGGCGTGCGTCCTGGTCTTCTTCGATGCTGATAGTTTTGTACTCAATGCCCTTGCTTTCAATCAATGCCTTAGCACGATCACAGAAAGGGCAGTTGCTTTTTGAATAAATTGTTAACATAGTTTCCTCTTTTATTATAATTATCTTAGAGACTGAAGCCGCTAAAAGTATTTGAGTCAACGTCTTGTTTTGTACCACCAACCACGTAAGATGAAATCTCAGTTTCCTGTGGCGCAACTTGAACGTCGGCCCCAGCAATCCACTTGGCAGTCCAAGGCAATGGGTTAGAGCTAGACTTTGGGATGCCGCAGTCTAAGCCAACAGCGGTCATACGCTTGCAAGTCAACCAGTCAACGTATTGACACAATAGTTGAGTGTTAAGGCCGATCATGGATCCGTCTTTAAACAAATACTCGGCCCACTTCTTTTCTTGGTCAGCAGCACTCAAGAACATGGCAGTTACTTCAGCACGGCATTCTTCTTTGATCTTAGCAAAGTCTGGATCGTCTTGTGGCAACAACTTCAACAAGGTCTGTGTTGAACCAAGGTGTACGTTCTCGTCGCGGCAGATAAGTTTGATGTTCTTGGCATTGCCTTCCATCTTCTTTAGTTCTGCAAACGCCCATGAGCAAGCAAAGCTAACATAGAAGCGAATGCCTTCCAGTGCATTGACACTATTGATACACAACCAAATCTTCTTCTTTAGTTCGTAAGTGTCGACAACAAATTCGTTGCCGTTGATAGTGTGTACGCCAGCACCTAGTAGGTTGTAGAAACTGCCGTACTCGATAAGGTCATCGTAGTACTTGCTGATGTCTTTGGCACAGTTAACGATAGGTTCAATGTCCATTAGGCCATCAAAGATCTCGCTAGGGTTGCTATAGATGTTGCGAATAATGTGAGTGTAACTGCGACTGTGAACAGTCTCGTTAAACGCCCATGTGGTAATCCAAGTTTCCAATTCAGGAATAGACACCAATGGCAGGAACGCCAGCGATGGGCTACGTCCTTGCACTGAGTCCAAAAGGATTTGTCGCTTTAGGTTACTGGTAAAGATATGTTGTTCAAACTCTGTTAGTTCCTTGAAGTCCTTGCTATCACGCATGATGTCAATTTCTTCAGGGCGCCAAAAGAATCCCAACTGTTTGTCAGTTAGTTTGTCAAATTGTCTGTACTTTAGTGTTTCGTAACGTTGCACTGTCACTGGACCACTTGGGTCCAGGAACATGAGTGCTTCGGTATGCTTCTTTTTGTTGTTAATATTAAAAACGCTCATTTTGTTCCCCAATTATTTTTTGCGTATTCTTCAAATAATGGATATAACATTTTTCTTTTTATTTCCATGATATTAAATGAATGATGTGTTCCTCGTTGCGCTGCCGTGG